CCAAATGGGGGTTCGCTGTCGGCACAACGGCTGACACAGTGTTAGTATTAGGCACATTTGTGTACCCAAACAACGCTGCGATTCCTGCTGCTGCACCCGCACCAATCTCTGTTGCACGGGCAAACTTACCTATAACAGGCACATCGGATAAACGTCCAGCTGCTGATGCAACTGAACTAGCTACAGAACTAACAGGTCCTATATATTCATCACGTGCTTGTAATGAAAGTTCGTTTGTAGCTCCACTCAACTGTACATCCTCCAGCCACGCAAAGCACTCAACTGTAACAGTAGTAGTACCTGTAGAAGTGGCCAATTGTAGAGGGTTTACAATCATATATGTGACACGGCCCATATTTTGTGACGCAACCAGAGAATTCAATGGTAACCAATTGGTATGCCGGAAAAACGGTACACGAATCACACCACCCGAATTGTCGGCTGGATAGATCCATGTCCCTGGTAGCTGAGAATAGGGTATCGTGAGTGACAAAGACGAAGTGGGATTAGATCGCACTTTTGATGTTCTATCACCCGTCACAAAGGCCACATTAGGTTCATACGCCACGCGAATTGAACCATAGTGGAAAGGGGTCGCACTAATGATGTACTTTAGACACAGCGTAGCTCGCAAAAAAGCGTAATTTTTGAGCTTGTTCAAAATAGCAGGATTAGCCAAATATTGAGACCATGGAAGATCTCCGGCGGGTTGAGTACCTGCTGGTTGTGCTGTGGTCCACTGAAACGTAGAAATTCTGACTGGACGGCTCAAAAAGTCATGTAAGTCAGTATTAGCTGTAGTTCCAGCAGTAGCTATGTCACCATGTGTTGTGGAGTGGTTATTTTGCAAACCTGTGGATTCTTCGATAAAGTTTAACACCTGACTAGAAGTCGTGGTCTCACTTTCTGAAGAATCCGTTGCGACGTTCAAAGCAACATCAGCTGACTGAACGTCTAAAAGGGGCTTCTTATTACTGCCCAAGATGAGGACCCATCCCTCATCGAGAGGCGGAGTATTTTTGGCAACTCCGTCAACGCGTTCTACATTTTTATATTCTTTTAAAACTTTTTGAAACACATATATAAAATGCTATGATCTGCTTAAACCATAGCAAGTTGCCGACCTTTAGGCCGACAGACCCACTGAGGATCTATGAAATCGTTCAACCAACTCATCGTAAGTCGGCAACGTCGATTTCGTGACGTACTCACAGTAAGGATGCTGTGCAAGCAACCCCTGAAAGATTTGTTGCATTTCCTCATACTTCTTTCGACCATAGAAGAAATACTCATTGTTTGCGCTTGCTATCACATGAACCATTTGCGCATATTTATCAAGGGATTCCGAAGGAACCCACATGGTCAGTGATTTAACAATTGAGGTCTCGTCAAGAGGTGCAGCCCAATTGTCGATTTCTGTCTCCCAAACCCACATTCTCTTCAAGAATGAAACTTCATCCATGAAGATATAGGGTCGTGACTCTGATTCCTTATCAGCCATCGTGTATTCAACACCAATGCTGGCCAATACAGCTGCGTTAGCCGTGTGGTTAAAGAATTCAGCGTTCAAGCTCACTCCCATCACATTATCATCACCATAAGTGAATAAAGCAACGTTTTGTTTAAAAGTGCGTACTTCCTGTGCAGGATTTAACACTCTATAACAGTAGCGATTGTACAGTGAATTCACCAATGAATTGATGATCACTGTTAGGGGGTGGCCGGAGGGATTTGTTCCATAGAACTCTAGTAAATCACCATTAATATCGGACAGCGGAAAAGCTGTATCTTCACCGATACACATGATGAGTCGGCATTCGGTTTCTGAAAAACCAGCTGCCCGGTGAATACGTTGGATGCAATCGAATGCAGCCAAAACGAAGTCTGATATCATTCGTTTATCGTACTTACCAAAGTCACCCGCAATCATGCGATCTTCTCCAAACTGGGTGAGATACTCGTGAATGAGTCCCCATTCAGCAGATTGGGTAACTGTACCTGGGCCGGCTTCAAATACTATCTTGTTCTTTTGAACAAGGCGGACAAACGACAATAGATATTTGCGTACGACCAAGCTCCAATCAATAGGCGCTCCTGTGAAAAGGCGCGTCTTATGGATCTTGCATTTCCGAAGTGGTGTTGCTTCATCTTTGAGATGTCCAGTAAAAACTGGATAGGCCCGTTTGCCTTCTTCATAAGTAGCTTCAATAGCTCTCACTCTCTCCCAAATTTCTGGTTCGAAGTCAACCCCATCAGGATGTTTCTCACTCTTCGCAGAGAAAAGAAACTCCTTCTTTGTTTTGGACCATGGATGGCCCATGGATGTTCCCTTGGAGATGGCATCAATATACTTAACTCCGGGTAATCCATTGACGGCGGCCATATCAGACAGAATAACAAGCTCACGCTCCCAATCCTGTGGCAAACCGTGCAGAATGTCCCTAACATAACCATCCACACACTCACGCAAAATTGCTTTATTGTAGGTGCTTATGGGTTTAACCATTTCAATGACGTTCTTACGCCATGGTTCATAACCACGCATGGAGGGTTTGCCATAATTGTTCTCAACGTTGTAGATAGCCAAAAACTCATCGTGCAACGGAGTAGGACAAACTTTACTGGTTGGGCGAGGTCTGAAACCAACAAAAGACCCATACACATTGAGATGTGCTTCATCAAAATAGCGCACTATACTCTTGTGGTGTAACTCAGTAAGAGCATGAGTCCTTGTGGAACAACTAAGTTTGGGTCCATCGCCCGCCTGTACTACCGGTCGCTTCGATATACAAGCATGGTGACACAACTTCTCTATTTGCTCTCTTTGAATAACAACAAATCCAATGTGTCTATCCTTACCTAGAAAGTGGAGACCCGCCAAAACGGCTCCACGTGGCGTCGTTGCAATGAGCAATGATCCACACATTCCAGATTCAGTCTCAATGGTTGACGCTCCAGTGACAACGTCATAGTTACGTCCCAAAGATTCAACAGGGAAACACATATCGCGTTTTAAAGCGAAAATAGGATTGTTGATGAGAGTGCCATCCTCTTGGCGAATAATTTCCAGGCCAGACGACCAAACAAGGTTTTTGTCTGCCCAGAAAGGAGAAATATCGCGGAAAGGAGGCAAGCCATTGACTTCAAACATACATAGATCGGTTTCATCGGAAAATGAAACATCATCCCGAGTGATCGTAAACGTAATGTTTGAGTTGACAGAGAAATGGTTGTTTGAGCGCACCACAGTCACTTCAAAGTGATACCCATCATCCTTGAATGCATGGGCATTTGTGATGCACTGGTGGCCGCGCCAGAATACGCCCCGCATGGTTCTGCGCATTGGTTCACCCACCACCTTAATTTGCAACAAAACACAATTGTTTCCAAAAATGCCTCGGAGCTCATTATGGGTTTTCTTTGCCAGACTACCACTCGCCTTTGGTATGTCAAAGCTGCTTAAAGGTACCTGCGGATTATACCACACGTTTCGAGATTCTTCCTTCAACAGTTGATCCTCGGTGGTTCCATGTAGGTTACCTTGTTCATCAAATTCAATCTTGACCTCTGCAGTCTCGATTGTTGGTTTTTCACTCTTAACTACCTTCTCTTCTTTCTCAGATTTGAAATGATAGTAGAGCTTATATGCGACGAGCGCAGCACCAAATACGGTACAACCTATAGCAATACGTTTTGCAACTTTATCTTGCTTAAGATTAGCGTACATACCGTACAATTTTAACTGGAATTTGGTTACACCTGTCCAGTTGGCGAAAAGACCAAGAATATGACGGGTAGCCCGGAAATAGGATGCCCATCGGATGAGGGTCCACATAACATTCCACTGAATACACCATTCAACGTATGCTTGGAACCATCGTGTGTAAAATGGTGGTGAATCATCTACATCATCCTCGTCTTCAACTTTTACCTCTTCATCAGCATAAAAATATGGCACGTCATCAGGTTCATCATCGTTTTGCACTCTGAGCTGTGGCGGCAACATTTCACACTTGTGAGGATTTGGTTTGAAACACACTTTGCAAACGGTGATACCCTTCATACCATCATTCGCTCGCAATGCACGTGCTTGATTGGCACGATGTTGCATAGCATGTTTCCCGAAATAAGCAAGAAACTTGTTGATATCTGTAAAGGTAGCAACTGTTTCCGTGCGAGCAAATTCTCGCCCTGCACTTGCAACAGGTATAAGTTTCTTAACGGTCAAAACCCACAAATCTGGGTACGTGCCATTTTTCACCTCAATTTTCCGAGGATCAATGGCTGAACCGTTAGTCTGCTGTAATTCCGGTTTGGCCTGCACATTCACAACAAATGGTAAACGGCGGCGCACAGCATATGGACAATAAAAATATTCCGAAGCGTTCAAATCTGCGCAATTTGTGGTCGCAACGACCAAGCGCGCTAGAACGGGTGTTTTACCTTTATCTTCCAAAGCTGCTTGAGCTGGCACATATGGCACATTGTTGACAATGTTCAAGAGGTCTCTTAATGTTGGATCGACCTCTGCCGTTTTGGATGGTAGCAAAAAGCTACATCATCCAAGTGTATGCACCATTTACTGGAGTCAAAGTTGTTCCAGAATTCTTCTGTGGGACTTCGCACGTATCGATAATGGGAATCTGTATCCAACCCCATGAGGGCTCCATAATAATGGAAGATAACTTGGGATAAAGCAGATTTGGCTATTCCCGATTCACCTTCAATCAAAACCCCGTCAGGGGCCGAGCGCTCTTGTTGAGCAGCTCTACGTGTGACTTCAGTGTTTTTGAGAAGTACTAAAGCAGCCAACTTCTGCTTCAATACTTGTGGGCTCACCCCGCTCGTGGATTTGGTGTACTTGCAATAAGCCTCACCTTTCTCGATCGCAACATTCAGATCTGCTACGAAAGAAAAATATGTGGTACCATGTGCTTCCAAATTTCCTACAAAAGGAGACAAATTTGTAAGTCTGGTGGCCTCATCAATCCACGTGTTGTATTCACTCTCGGAATGCAAAAAAGCATCCCATTTTCCCGTATTGCGCCACGCTTGCACGCGCTCACAAATGAAAAGAGCTGTTTCCAACACAGCAAAGAAGAAACTCTTTTTAGAAGAATAAGCATTGAGCATAGCCCGTTGCTCCATCTTCGAATAGTCTTCATCATTCAAAGTTAATCCAATTTTAGCTAAAAAACCATGAACCAACATGTATGAGTATAGACTGTGGAGTCTCTTAACAAGAGGTGATTCTGAGACAAGTTCAGCGGTATCAAAACAAGCACGAAGTGTCTTCAACACATCGTCTGTCGTCGACTGCACATTGGGTGAAAATGTGCGATCTATCAATCGCTTAATGGTGACGTTCACACTTTGACCGGTGAACATCTTGTAGGCTACGAACGCCAACTGAACGTAATCGTCAGTCGTCTCACATTTCTTACCAAAATAGTGAAGACATGTGAGTGTCTCGAAAGTACTCATGATCCATTCACCTGCG